ATTGTACAAAACAAGATCAAAAGAGAATTTAAAATTGGTATGCAAGTTAACGTAGTACAAAAGACTAAAAAAACTCTTGGTGTTGTTACAAAGATAATGTCTACAAAATGTTTAGTTGACCTAAACGGTAGAATTTATAGAGTATCAATGAGTATGTTGGAGGCAGCTTAATGTTAAACAAGAATAATACAATTCATTTAGTTTATGGTAGAGAATACCAAGATAGTGATGACGGTGGAGATTTCTTCTTCTCATATTCAACTATCTTTAGAAACGTATCTATGAAACATGTTAATACACTAATGAAGTTTAAAGATAAGATTAAAAAATATTGTGATAAAAATTACGATGAATCAGCAACCAACTTTGTTGGTGGTACCAAAGTTAAGATAATGCATGGTAATGATTACTATACAACTTATGAAGAAGCGTTTGGTGAGATTGCTACAGGTGATAATTCATTGTTTAATGATTATGGTCAATTATATAATGGCAGACAATTCTTTAAAAAAGATTATGCACCAGAGATTACAGAATCATTTAATCATAAAAATTTAAATAGGAGAGCAAGTTAATGAAATACGGTGAAGATAAGATAGTAAAAGAAATAGGAGATTATATTAGTTCAACTTATGGCCAACACTATAGTACAACTAAAGATGGTTTTCAAGTACAAGATATGTTAAGACAATTAAAGATTGATAAAGATTTCTGCCAGGCTAATGCAATTAAATATCTTTGTAGATATGGTAAGAAAGATGGTAAGAATAGAAAAGATTTATTAAAGGCAATACACTACATAGTTTTATTAATGAGTAGTGAGGACGCTAAAGATGAAGAATGGTCAGTAGATGGTTTTTTAGAATCAGATACTAGAGTTGAACAAATGGCTAAACTTAAAGACCCAATAACGCCAGTATAATTAAAAGGAGAACACTAATGACAATAGATACAAATGTAATGGTAATGAAAGAAGATTTAGGTAAAAATCTTTATAGAAAAAAGACCTATTACACACTTTGCATAGAGCAAGATGTGTTGGCAGATAATAAAGAAGCTGCTGAAAATAAACTTGGCGACAATGGTATAGACCACTCTCAAATAAACCATGAGATCACTGAACAAAAAGACGGCGTTGAAACATATATGGTTGACGCTAACTATAGTGAATCAGGAGATATTGAGTATGTTGGTAAAGTATCATATACAGATGATGAGTATGCTGAAGAAAACGGAGACGTTGAGGTTAACTCAATGGCAGACGAAGTGTACATACCAGATGAGGTTGACACAATGATTAATATTAACGCTGAAGAAATGAGAGGTAAATAATATGGCAATACACGACTTATTCAGACCACTTAACGACCTAAAAGAGATTAAGGTATCGTTAGGTGAAGGAACTGATTCAACCACTATGGATTTGATTGATGAAAAGATCAAAGAGTATGAAACTGATATAGAAGCAGTTGACAAATACTTGAATAGTGAAGAATACAAAAAAGACAATGGTTTACCAATGGGATCGTTCAATTTTCATGGTGAATAGAGTACGAATCATTGATTTTAAGGCGTCCGGGACTGTCCTAGACGCAGGAAAGTCAATGTTTATCACGCTTTTTAATGGCTTGACTTTTAAGAAGAACTGTGGTAGGATAAAGACTATTAACATAACAAAAGGATATACTATATGAGTGCAACTTTCAGATACGACAAAGAAAACTTATACAAAGAGTTTGCAGACGCAAAAGTAAAAGACGTTAAACTGTCTAAACTTGAAACACTAGATGAACAAGAAAATGACTACTTTACTAACAGACTTAAATTCTGTGTAGAACATAAAGAGTTGAAGAAGTCTAACCCTCATTATTATGAGAACGTTAGTGTTAACTTTGACGCTTTAGAAAATGCATATAGAACTGTCAATCCGAGAGATACTTTTTATCAAATCGGTTTCGGTATGACTTATGCAATGAAGAAATCACTAGAGTCACAAGAACTTGAAATTAACATTAACAAAGAAGAATAGTGAAAAAAATTAGAGAGAGATACAGACCTGTGAATCTAAAGTTAATCAACGGTGTAAAGACTATGCCTGATTATACTTTAGATATCAATGGTCAGAAAATGAACTCTCTACCAACAAGTGATAATATTTCAGGCAGTACTCGTAAACGTAGTTTACCAAAAGTTACATTGCCTGCTGGTAAAACAATAGGGATCGGTTACAATAAGGGAACATATCAGGTTGTAGATTCTTCCGATTTCAAAACTATGGGACGTAAAATATGAAAACTATGATGATGTTAACCATTGCTGTCTTAATGACAATGACAATGGCTAAAAGTGAAGATGTTGCAACTAAAGTTACAAATCATTTGTCTAACGAAATTGTAAAGACAAAAGAATACCAAGCTAAGAGTTGGGCAGAGGGCAAAGAGCAGTTAAGTAATACTATTAACAAAATTAAATTGTTATTTGCTAAGAAACAATAAATGATGAGACTTATACTTATAATTTTAGTCGGGTTAACCCTAACAAATTGTGCCAACACGAATAGATCGCAAGTTGGTGCTGTGTTAGGTTCAACCACAACCACTGGTGCATGTATAAACCTTGGTGTGCAAGACCCATATATGATAGCCGGTTGTGCTGTTGTTGGTGCCTTTGCTGGTGCAGAAATTATGTATAATTCAGATTACGATGTACACAATGCTGTATTCGTAGATCATTTAAATAATGGTCCTAGTGGTTCATCTTACACAAATTGGTACAATAAAAAAACAGGCAATTCAGGTATTATAAAAGTTACTAAATCATACCTAGAGGGTCCTTTTAAGTGTAAAGATTATGACGCCACTGTAGATATAACAAGTCAATGGCCACTAATTGGTGTTGGTGGTGTTAACCGTTCGGTTGTCTTTGGTACTACTTGTCAGTTACCAGATGGTCGTTGGGTAGAAATGGTGAGTAAATAATATGATACATAGAATAAGTGATCTTTGTAAAAAGATTGATGGAATAAAAAAAGTGAGTGATAGATTATATGATACAAAATACAATCAACCTAAAACTCCTGAAAGAGACGCTGAAGTGAATGCAATGATAGAAGATGTACAACTACAGTGTAAATTAGTTTCTAATGATAAGGGTAAATATGAGCGATAATCCTACAGTGAATAGATTAAGAGAAGAAAAGAAACAAATTATAGAACAAATGGATCATTATCAAGGTAGAGACGAAACAAAAGTACACCAACTTGAAGATGAACTTTTTGAAGTTAACGATACGTTAAAGAAATTAAAGGTACAATGAATAAATTTTTAGTAATATTAATGATACTTACAGTAAGTGCCAAAGCAGACCATGATCATGGTGAGAATGGTGATCTATCTGGTCTAGTTGTGCCTGTAAAAAATGTTGAGGTATCAGATACCGTTAATAAGACTATTGAAGTATTAGACAAAATTGAAAGAGTTGAGAAAGAAAAAGACAAAGTTTATTATAACAAGATCACTACAATAGAACCAAAAAATGCAGCTGATCAATATTGTTATGTCAAAATTACTATCAAAACAACCGACAATACAGTTGAAAAACAAGAGACGTTGGAGTGTGCTGATGGTAGAAAAAAAGTAGACGGCCCAAGTTATTGGGAACTGTTTGCTCAGTTTTACTATAGAGATATATCTGCTCCAGAGTACTGTAGAGTCTATAGTAGACCAAAACACGTGTTTAAGTCGTTCGGAAAGACGTGTCTTAACAAGGACGGTGAATGGAAGGTACAATAATATGATTAAAAATCTAATCATACTATCACTTTTATTTGTAATAATCACTGGATTGTCTGGAAGTGAGTTCCTGGACTATATTCAAATAGGACTTGACAAAGCAGGTCAATTAGTGTATTATATAAAAAGTGAGGTAAATAATATATGATGAAAAACAAAGTAAGTAAACTTATTGGAATTGCAGTAGCAGGCCTATTAATGGCTAACTGTTCGGCAACTTACAATATGAAGTCCGAGAAAGGCAAAGTCCTTAATGAAGTGCCAAAGTGGTACATGGCTGACTTTAAAGAAAGTAAAGCATGTGATACACCTAAATTTGGTAAAGACAAAGATAAAATGTGTATCTTTGGTGTTGGTACTGCCGTATCACCAGACCTTAATCTAGCAATAGAAAAAGGTATGATGATTGCGAAAGCAGAATTAGCCGACATTATCAAAGGCGAAATGAATAAGTCTAGTAAGCAGTTTATTACTGAACTAGGAAAGAATAATAACAAAACAACTGTATCAGAGGTTGAGTCTACAATAGTAAACTTAATCAAAGAGACACCTGTTAGAGGTTATGAAATCTTTGCTAAAGATGTAACTATAACTAAAAATGGATACTACAGAGCTTGGATTGGTTTAAGATTACCAATGGGCGAATACAATAAAATGTATAACTTCACAATTGAAGAAGCTGTGGATTCATATAATGTTAAGAAAAAAGCAAACATTGCTTATGATAACTTAATGAAAACAGAAAATGAAAATAGTAATATACAGTAAAAATAACTGTCAATTCTGTACCAAGGCCAAAGAACTTGTAAAGAATCTTGGCCTTGAATACGAAGAACGTAAGATGGAAGACTTTGCGTCTTTAGATGTTATGTTAGAGGACATTGGTAAAAAAGTTAAATCAATGCCACAAGTTAAAATAGATGATGAACTAGTCGGTGGATATAATCAACTACTAGAGTTTTTTGTAGAAGAAGGCAAGATTAATTTTGAGGGTAAGGTTTTATAGTGGTAGATGAAAAAGATAATATTATACAGTTTCCTACTAATAAGATTGTAAGATATAAAGGTGGTACAAGTGAACCTACTCCAGACTTTGTAAAGAAACAATCTGAAGCTAATGATAAAATTAAACATGCTCAGACGAAAGCATTTGTTGAATCGTCTGTAGATAATATAGTTATGAATTTAATAAACAGTTTTTTAGACATTGCAATCAAAACAGATAAGATTAACTTTACAAAAGACTTAGCAATGGTGGTTGACTCATTAAGAGGTTTAATATACAGAGACTTTGGTATGAAACATACATCACACTCTCTTATAGATAAAATAGTACAAGTAAAACAAATGAAAAATGGCCACAGATCAGCAACAATTGATTACAGTAGAGTTATGGAAACACTTAAACCTACAAGACCATTTAATAAAGAAATTAAAGAAGAACTAGATGATCTAACAAATGGTGCCGGCACTTTCTTTGAAAGTGATGAGGACCTTGGTAACGATGATGACAAATAGTCTTTCTAACAAAATTACTCCGGTAATCGCCTCAGCAGGTTGTAAAATAGCATTTAATAACAACAAAAGGAGAGTTAAACAAAATGTTTAAATCAATTAAAAACGCTTTTGGTAGAGTCGGAAGACCTGCTATGAGCAAAACTCAAAAGGTATTAAATCTTTTGAACAAAGGTGAAGCTGTATCTTGGACAGTATTAAGAAACAAGTTTGACCTTATATCGCCAAGAGCGATGGTTGATAAATTAAGATCACAAGGTAATATGATCTATATCAACAAGTCAGCAAAAGGAACTTCATACAGAATTGGTTCACCAACTAAAGCTATCATAGCTGCTGGTATTACTAAACTGTACGGAACACCATTCGCTTACAAAAACTAGAACATTGTGTATGGTGGCGAGCAATCGCCACCTACCTAACTCAACCAGGAAACCAGATGTCAACAGTAAAACAATTACAAACTCAAATCAAGACATTACAAGAGACCAATAAATGGTTTAAAAAACAAATAGAACCACATGATTGTGGTTGGATGTGGACAACCATTGATGGTATCAAGTATAGAATTTCAGTATTACGAAGTAGAATAAGAGCAAAGATTAAAGGTAAAGTAACACCTAAAGACAAGCATTGGAGTGAATAT